CATTCAATTTTCCGCACAAGCAGTTAGTACACATAATCAAATTGTTGAAACATCTTGGTGGATCAGAAAAAATAATGTTGATATTGCCGATAGTAGAGGTGCAGTTGCTGTTCCGGGTGCAGCGGGTGGTGTAGACGGACAAATCATTGCCGCTTGGAATTATGTAATGCCTGTCACTGCTGGCGATTACATTGAGTTTTATTGGCAGACAGAAAATACAGACGTAAGTTTAGAAACATTACCAGCGGGAACAACTCCAACAACTCCAGTTGTTCCAAGTATGATTGCGACAATAACGCAAGTCACATACACACAGAACGGACCGACAGGATCACAAGGCCCAACAGGACCGCAAGGCATTATTGGACCTACTGGTGCGCAAGGCAACGTAGGCCCGACAGGTCCAACAGGAACACAGGGTGAGCAAGGTTTTGTCGGACCAACTGGACCACAAGGCATCCAAGGTATTCAGGGTGAAGTCGGAGATATTGGCCCAACTGGTCCACAAGGTTTGCAAGGCAATGTAGGCCCAACAGGGCCGACTGGTGCGGCATCTACTGAAGTAGGCCCAACCGGACCAACTGGACCGACTGGTTCTCAAGGTATCCAAGGCGAGCATGGCCCAACAGGGCCGCAAGGTGTTCAGGGGATTCAGGGTGAGCAAGGTGTTGCTGGTCCTACAGGACCGACAGGCAATACTGGTGACGTAGGACCAACTGGCCCACAAGGGATTCAGGGCAATCATGGACCGACTGGCCCTCAAGGTATTCAAGGCATTCAAGGTGAGATTGGCGATATAGGACCGACAGGCCCAACTGGAGCGCAAGGAACTAATGGAACAGCAGGACCTACCGGACCGACAGGTGCAACTGGTGAAACAGGTGCAACAGGCGCACAAGGGCCAACCGGACCGACAGGCGCAACTGGATTGCAAGGTGACGCTGGACCAACAGGCCCACAAGGAACACAAGGTATCCAAGGGGTTGCCGGACCTACAGGCCCGACAGGTTCTCAAGGTGTTCAGGGTATACAAGGCGTCCCCGGCGATATCGGCCCAACAGGTCCAACAGGTTCTACTGGTGTCACAGGTCCAACTGGGCCGACAGGCGCAGATTCAACTGTTGTAGGACCTACAGGCCCAACCGGAACTGCTGGACCGACTGTATATCCTGCATCCGGTATTGCGGTATCAACTGGTACGGCATGGACAACATCGATTGCGGTTCCAGTTCCTATTGCGAGTGGTGGCACAGGTGAAACAACACGCCAAGGAGCGATAGATGCTTTGGCTGGTGCGGTTACTGCTGGACAATATTTGCGCGGCAATGGAACTGATGTCGTTATGTCGGCGATTCAAGCGGCAGACGTTCCTACACTGAATCAAAATACAACAGGATCAGCAGCGACATTTACCAGCACAACACAAAACTCACAGTTCAATTCTGTCGGTGTAGGAACTGCTGGTTCAGGAACCGCTGGTGAAATTCGCGCAACAAATAACGTAACAGCATTTTTCTCATCGGACGTTAGACTTAAAGAAAACATTAAAGACATTCCATTTGCTTTGAACAAAGTAGAAAGAATTGGTGGCAAATTATTTGATTGGAAAAAACAATACATTGAAGAACGAGGCGGTGAAGATGGTTATTTTGTTCAATCATCTGACTTCGGCGTGATCGCTCAAGATGTAGAAGAAGTATTTCCTATAGCAGTACGCACTAGACCAGACGGTACATTAGCAGTTGATTATGAAAAATTGGTGGCGTTATCTTTTGCAGCGATAAAAGAATTGAGTGAGAAACTAAAGGACAAGAAATGAAAATAGCAGTTTATGCAATAAGCAAGAATGAAGAAAAGTTTGTTAAGCGGTTTTGTGATTCAACAGTAGATGCGGACATTGTATTGATCGCTGATACTGGATCGACTGACAAGACGGTATCTCTAGCAAAGAAACATGGCGCGACAGTACATGAAATATTTGTTAGTCCTTGGCGATTTGATATGGCTAGGGATACTGCTCTTGCACTGCTTCCTGCTGATATTGATGTTTGTATTAGCCTTGATCTAGATGAAGAATTGCAACCCGGATGGCGGCAGGAAATTGAAAGAGTATGGAAGGAAGATACAACGCGACTGCGGTACAAGTTTGATTGGGGTGCAGGTATAGCGTTTTATTATGAAAAGATACATCACAGAAAAGGTTATCGTTGGCATCATCCATGTCATGAATATCCGATTCCTGATAAAAGATTGAAGGAAGTATGGGCGCACACAGATATGCTGCTGGTCGTTCATAAACCTGATCCTACAAAAAGTCGCGGACAGTACATGGAATTGTTGCAACTGGCGGTAGATGAGGACCCTAAGTGTCCACGCAATGCTTTTTATTATGCAAGGGAACTGACGTTTAATCGGCGATGGGATGACGCAATAGACGCGCTGCATCATTATCTTGGTATGCCAGAAGCGAACTGGCCCAACGAACGATGCTATGCCATGCGATTGCTGTCGCAAGCGTATGAGGAAAAGGGATGGGATGGCATAGGATGGGCAAGGAAAGCCTGTGCTGAAACGCCACAGTCGCGTGAACCGTGGCACGATTTAGCGATGATTTGTTATCGGCGCGGTATGTGGGAAGAATGTTTTGCAGCAGCAAGTAACGGATTAAAGATAAAAGATAAGGAAGCGGTATACACGATGGACCCGAAAGTATGGGGATATGCATTGCATGATTTGTTGGCTATATCGGCGCATCATCTTGGCCTAAAAGACAAAGCGATTGAGCATGGACAAATTGCTTGCCAAATGGAACCGCACGATGAGCGATTGAAGAACAACCTAAGATATTACGAGAGTGAATGAAATGGATTTGCAAACGCTTTTTAACGTGATGATTACCGTACTGCTTGCCATCGTAGGATGGTTTGCGCGTACCGTATGGGATTCATTAAAGGAATACAAAGATCGTTTGCATGAAGTGGAATTACATTTGCCAAACAATTACGTTAAACAAGTAGACATCAATGCTCGGTTCGATAAGTTAGAAAACATGATTGAGCGCGTGTTTATTAAACTAGATCAAAAACAAGATAAGACCTTATGAAACTTAGCAGAAAGGTTTTATATCATGATCGATCCGGTCACTATTGGATTGGCTATCCAAGGTGTTAAATTAGTAGTCAACGGAATCAAAGCGGCAGCGGACGAGGCCAAAGAAGCATTCGATAGTATTAATGAATGCGTGGAATCCGGGAAAACACTTGCGGATTCGATTGCTCCGGTGAAACAATTTTTCTCGGCGGCAGGTAAGTACGAAACAAATAGAGCGCAATTAGAACAAGCAAAAGCGCAGCAAGAAGAAGCAGCAGAACGTGGTGAAACTGTTGCGGATCATATGTCCGATGCGGAATATGTCATGGAACTAATGGCAATAGATCGGCAAATCAAACAATACTATGATGATATAAAACACTTATTTATTTATCATTTCCAAGAACCGGGAATGTGGGAAGAATTTTGGCAGCGCATGGGCAAACTTCGTGCTGACAGAGAAGCAAAAGCAGAAGCAAAACGCAGAGCAGAAACAGAAAAGCGACTAAAAGAAAAAGCAGAAATAATGCGTAGGCGTAGAGCATATGCAAAACGTATTGAAACATTTCAAATGTTTTTGGCAGGGATTGTAATTGTAGGAATTGTGATTGGATTTGTGTTTTTTATGCGATGGATGATTCAACAAGGAGGTTAAAATGCTAGATGCTCTATTAAATATTGGCGGCAAACTGATCGACAAATTGATTCCTGATCCAGAACAAAAAGCCAAAGCGCAATTGGAACTGGCGAAGATGGCGCAGGATGGCGAACTAGCAAAGATGGCGAACGATACTGATCTGTATAAAACAGAGCAGAACAATCTGACGCAGCGTTTGCAAGCAGATATGGCAAGCGATTCATGGTTATCAAAAAACATTCGTCCGATCACTTTGATTTATATCCTTGTTGCGTATCTATTGCTGGCAATCGTAGATGCTGCTGCTGTTGATATTGCAGATTCCTTTGTTGAACTACTTGGTCAATGGGGAATGTTGGTAATGTCGTTTTATTTTGGTGGTCGTACACTAGAAAAAATCATGGACATGAAAGGCAAAAAATGAAAGAGAATTTTGACGCTTCGCTGAAACATCTATTGAAATCAGAAGGTGGATTTACAAATGATCCACGCGATCCGGGCAACAAACTTCCTGATGGTCGCGCAGGTTCAACGATGCTTGGCGTGACGCAAGCATCATGGGAAGCGTTTATTGGTAAGCGTACAACGCAGGAAAAGATGCGTGAACTTACGCCTGATGATGTCGCGCCAATCTACCGCAAGAAGTATTGGGATGCAGTCAAAGGCGATGAATTGCCCTCTGGCTTGGATTACCTAATGTTCGATTTTGCTGTCAATGCTGGACCCGGACGCGCAATCAAGATCATGCAAGATGCACTCGGCGTTACTGCCGATGGTGTAATTGGTCGCATGACAATGAAAGCAATTGCGGACGCTAATCCTGAAGAACTTATTGAAAAGTTCAGCGATGCAAAAGAAGCGTATTACAAAAGCCTGAAAACCTTTGAGACATTTGGCAAGGGATGGTTGAGGCGTGTTGCTGAAGTCAAAGGTTATGCTTCCGAGATGATTGCTTAACAGGCGCATCGGTAATCATTGGCGTTGTTGCTACAAAGAACGCTATGGTTGCCGATGCTATCAAAATCATTGCGTACCAAATCAACGCAATATATTCCCATTTAGTTTTCAATTGCTTCCCTGTTCTGTTTGAAAAGATAGTCATTGCGATATTCGCTAGGTGGTGTCCAACCATACTTGCGCCAGATCGCTTGCACGTTTGCGCCTGAAGTCCATTTGAAATTATCAAGCGGATTCATTTTCTGTTCCCCTTGATAAACATCAGGAACTATCAAATGTTCTGCGCCAACTATCTTGAATCTCATACATCCTCCATCAAAAGTTTGTTTGTAAGTTCTAGCAAATCTTCCTCTGTAATGTTGTAACGTACTGCAAATGACTTTCTACCTAGACCATGGACACCAGTATTGCCTCGGTGGTGTTCAGGGCATAGACCTATCACAGGCGCGTTGTCACGTTTCATGCCGTATCGCCTGATGTGATGTATCTCACATGGTGTATCACGATAACCAAGATGCCGACAAAGAATGCAACCAAGTCGAGCAACTTTTTCATAATGCTTTTTGTGGCTTGAATTCATGTAGAGGTTTCAAATATTTTTGTGGCAATGAATAGAAAGGCCCATTGCCAACATCATATATATTATCCTCTACCAAAAAGGTATCACGGTCAATCCATCCGATGACATCAACGTGATCATGGTGTATTTCACACAACACAAAGATGTCCGCAGGTTTTGTTCGTGACCATCCAACAGCGTTTAGATTGCCTCCTTCCGTATTAGTTGATTTGACATCAATCATGTTGCCTTTATGGGAAATCAAATCTGCTTCAAATTTCCTATAGTCACAATTCAAATCAAAATTTAAGTTAAGCATTTTTGCAACTGCATACTCTCCCCATACGCCATCCAATACAATTTGGAATGGGCGTTTGTTTGATTGAATTCTTTCCTT